AAATTATTTAATAAATCTCCAACTGTTTTAGATGATATTAAATTTGGAATAATAAATAAACCACTTATTGAATTTACTGATATTTTTGAATCTGGTTTGATTAATGCAGGAGATTATATAAATGGAGAACTAATAGATTCTGCTGTAAAAACTAGTGATCTTGATGCAAGCACTTATACTCCAAATACTGCTCAAGATACAGTAGTAGATGCAGGATTATATATTAATGTGGAGGATTAATTATGGCAGTTCAAATTCAAACAAGAAGATCAAGCACGGCTAATGATAGACCATTTCCTACAAGATTAGGTGCTGGTGAACTTGCTTTAAATAATAATAGTACAAGTCCAGGATTATTTTTTGCTGATAATGTAGCTTCTCCTAGCACTGGTTTAATTAAAGTAGGTCCAGTTCATATTGGAAGTACAGCACCTAACACTTCTGCAGCTGGTTTTACATCTTCTAGTAAAGGGGAAACTTGGTTAGACACTGCCAGCACACACATATTTAAAATACATGATGGATCATCTTTTCAAACTGTAAAAGCTGTAGTATCAATATCTGCAGGACAACCGGCTAATCCTGTTGATGGACAATTACATTATGATTCAAATGCAAGTCAGTTAATTATGTATAGAGCATCATCAACATCTTGGATAAATGTTTAAGGATGATTGAGTAAGTGATCAAGTATTCTATCTAATTTGGTATGAACTGCCTGCATTTCTCTTAAAAAATCTTCTTTTAAAACATAATCATGAATAACACTATTTTTTAAATCATCTACCTCTCTTTGGATTCTATCAAATCTTCTGTCTAGTTTTTTATTAAAACTAGCCAAAGCTCTACTAATACCAGCAAATGCACCGATACTTCCAGAAATTATTGCTGCGATTACTTGAGGTTCCATATCTCTATTATAATATTAGGCACAGTTTAAAATAAATATTAATAAAGGTAAATTATGTCAACTGCTTACGAACCTAATATAGAAGGAGCTATTTCCGTTTTAAGAGATTTAATGATAGCTAATAATTTTACAATGACTCGTCAACCCTATGAACCTAATTATAGAGGGTTAGTCGATGCGGTAGTTGATGTTAAAGAAGGGTTTCCAAAATTTGCTCCTCTGCAAGTAGGTTTTGATGCTACAGCGTTTGAAAATATAAGTGAAGGAGATGCATTATTTATGAGGACATCTGATGGCCAAGTTGGTAAAGCTAGTGCTTCAAACGGATTATTAGAGAATGCTGTGGTTGTAGGATTTGCAAATGCAGATGCAACTGCTAATTCGATTGTAAAAGTTATAGTGGTTGGTATAAAATCTATGACTGGATTAGATGCAGGGGATTTATATTTTTTATCTCCTAGCACTGCTGGTTCAATAACTCTTACACCTCCATCAACTGCAGGCCAAGCTGTAGTTCGATTAGGAGAGGCTGCCACGTCAACCTCTTTAGCTATTCAAATTGAACCTCCTATAAAATTAAGTTAATGGCAATTGTAAAAAATTATGAGCCTTATGAACCTAATGCTCAAGGTTTAACGGAAGCTTTATTAGATTTTAAATCTACTTTTACAGGTGAACCAGTTTCAAAAGTTACCGGATATATTACTACAGCATTTGAAAATGTAACACAGGGAGATGCAGTTTATGCAAGATCTTCAGATGGATTTATTGGCAAAGCGATAGGAAATGATACTTTTGATAAAGCTAAAGTAGCAGGATTTGCTGAAACAACCGAAACATCTGGTTCACAAATTCGAGTTTTAGTCAGAGGAATAATTGCAACATCAGGTTTAAATTTTGGTAATGATTATTTTTTATCAACAAGTTCTGCAGGTTCTATAACTGAGACACCTCCTACAGGATCTGGTAATTACTTAACTAGATTAGGAGAGGCTGGTTCTACTGGTCAATTCATTATAAAAATAGAAACTCCAATTCTTTTAAGCTGACAGTTTAGAGAAAGTAAAATAAATATAATTAGCAGTTCATTTATTTGAATTGTTCATGAGCGTAAAATGGCAACGAGAAAGTCACTTGTATTAGTTTCTGGTTTATTTCAGGAGTTAAATTCTTCTTCTGATAAATTAGATTTTGCTGGAAATAGTACAACTGATTTAAGTGAAGGTACAAATCAATACTTCACAAATTCTAGAGCTAGAGGAGCGATATCAGTCACAGATAGTGGTGGAGATGGATCACTAGGTTATAACAGTACTTCAGGCGTAATTACATATACAGGTCCGTCAGCCTCTGAAGCTAGAGCACATTTTAGTGTTGCTTCTGGATCTGGATTATCATATGACTCAAGCACTGGAGAATTTGGCACAAGTGCAATACCTAACGGACAATTAGCTAACTCAGCAGTTACTATTGGAAGCACCAGTATTTCTCTTGGAGCTAGTCAAGGAACTTTTACAGGTTTAACTTCTTTAGCTTCTACAACATTAATATCAGGTGTGTCTGATGCAGCAAACTCTATAAAGTTAGCTAACGGAAATATTACCTTTGAAGGATCTACAGCAGATGCAAATGAGACAATACTCACAGCAGCTGATGCGACAGGGGGAGATAAAACTTTAACTTTACCAAATGAAACTGGAACAATATTATCTACAGCATCTTCAATTGCTAACAGTAATTTAGCTAACTCTGCTGTCACTATTGGATCAACTTCTATTAGTCTTGGAGGAACAGTAACTACATTTGCTGGTTTATCTTCTCTAACTTCTACAACATTAGTTGGAACTACATTAATTTCTGGGTCGGCTGATGCTGCAAACTCAATAAAAATTGAAAGTGGAAATATAGTTTTTGAGGGATCTAGTGCAAATGATTTCGAAACAACTCTTACTGTAACTAATCCAACAGCCGATAGAACTATTACATTCCCGGATGCAGCTGGAACCGTAGTTTTACTTGGATCTTTAAGCGTATCTGGTGGATCAGGATTAACTTATAATAGTGGAACTGGTCAGTTTGGAACAAGCTCTATACCAAATTCTCAATTAGCTAACAGCGCAGTAACAATAGGTAGCACCGCTATTTCTTTAGGAGGAAGTGCTACAACTTTTACTGGATTAGCTTCATTAACCTCTACCTCCATCATTACAAATGATAGTGGATTTAGAATTAGAGATAATTCAGATAACACAAAACAACTAGCTTTTGAATGTTCTGGAATATCAGGAAGCACTACACGCACGTTAACTGCTCCTGATGCTAATGGAACAATAGCAACACAGGCTTATGTTCAAGCTCAGATAACTGCTGAAGATCTTGACATAACTACCGATTCTGGAACAATTGCTATTGATTTAGATTCAGAAGTTTTACAGGTTTCAGGTGGTACTGGGATAGATACCAGTGCTTCTGGAAACCAAGTAACAGTGGCTGTAGATTCAACTATAGCTACTGAAAGTTTTGCAACTGCAATAGCAGTGGCATTAGGATAGTATTATGGCAACCCAAGTTCAATTCAGAAGAGGAACAACAAACGAGCACTCGATTTTTAAAGGTGCTGATGGAGAAGTAACCGTAGATACCACTATAAAAACGGTTGTAGTTCATGACGCAATTACAAATGGTGGATTTCCTTTACTTAGACAAGACGGTACAAATTCACAATTTGAAAGAGGTTCAACATCGAACTGTGCTTTAAAATTTTCAGGAGATGCGAATACAGGTTTAATCAGTCCAGCTTCTGATGAATTAGCTTTTGTGACTGGTGGGTCTATTCAGCTTAGAATAGATTCCAGCGGAGCTTCTACCTTTACAGGTAATGTCCAAGTTAATGGATCTTTGACTGTAAATGGTAACTTCGATTCTGGAGAAAACTTAGCATTAATTATTGCTTTAGGATAATATGGCAAACACGTTCAAAGTTGACACAAAATCAAGTTGTGTAACAGATTCACATACCAGCTCAAATGCAAATGTTTTATCAGCTGGTGGTTCTGCTACTTTAGTTCTTTTGAGTATTTTAGTTGCCAATAAAACAGGGGCTACTGCTGATGTTGATGTGTTTTTAGTAACTAACACGGGAGATGATGTATTTCTTTTAAGAAATGCTCCTATACCAGCAGGATCATCACTTGAATTAATAAGTGGGTCTAAAGTAATTATGGAATCTAGTGATGTTTTAAGAGTAAGGACTGATACTTCTAGTGCAATAGATGTTTGTGTAAGTTATTTAGAGCAGACCTAACATGGGATTAACATCAAATAATGATTTAGTAAATTTATCTGCAGATTTTAAAGTCTTAAAGGCAAAAGTAGAGGCTATTGAGATAATAGTTTATGGAGAAAAAGTTTTAGAACTTGATGATTCCACATGGGAGAATGTTAGAAAAAAAAGAGATTATATCCTGAAGTCAACCGACTGGACTGTAGTTTCTGGATGTAGTGTTGATCAAGCACAATGGTCTGTATATAGACAAAATTTAAGAGATATTCCTCAAAAATATTCATATTTAAGAGATATTATTTGGCCGACACAACCATCCACTGCCGGACCTAACTTCTAAAAGTTCTCATATTTACTGAGCTTAAAATAATTAAAGTATTCAAGAAGGTTTTAGATTAATCTGTTATGGCATATATTGGAAATACTATTCGTGCTGCTGACGATTATAGATTAATTGATGACATAAAGTCTGGATTTAATGGTTCTCAAACAACTTTTGCTTTACAAGTTGCAGGCTCTGCACCAGTACCTTTTCCAAAATCACCTCAGCAAGTTTTAATATCAGTAGGCGGAGTTATTCAACGACCTGATCCTACCGGAGCTGAAGGTTTTAATTTAGTTGGAACAAATATAGTTTTTAGTTCTGCTCCAGATAGTAATGCAAACTTTTTTGGAATAATATATGCAACTGCTGATTATCTAAATGCAGGTGGTACTTTTCCTGCAGGATCTACGGGGGCTCCCAGTGTTAGTTTTATCGGAGATGAAGATTCCGGCCTATACAGAAAAGGTTCAGGAAGTATAGGTTTTGTTTCTAACTCAACTGAGATTGGTAATTTCGACAGTAATGGAATTACTATTTCCAGTGGTAATTTAATTATTACTGACAGCATTATTCATAATGGAGATACTGATACAAAAATAAGATTTCCTCAAGGCAATACTATTTCAGCAGAAACTAATGGTAACGAAGTACTTAGGCTCGATAGTTCAGCTCGTATATTGATTGGAAAGACCTCCAATAGACAAACTCGTTTAGGAACTAATTCATTTAGTCCAAATATACAACTTGAAGATGAAAGTATTGGAGCAGTATCTTTTGCAAGAATATCTGATAATAATGCCCCACCTAGATTTATTCTCCAAAAAGCTAGAGGTACTATAGCGTCCCCTACTACTGTCCAAAATGACGATTTAACTGGACAAATATTATTTAGTGGATTTGATGGTAGTAATTTTTGTAATTCTGCTCAGATAAGATCTGAAGTTGATGGTACTCCAGGTACAAATGATATGCCAGGAAACCTTTTGTTCATGACGACTTCCGATGGTTCAACTACCACGGTAGAGCGTATGAGGATATCATCTGCAGGACGTATTGGTATTGGAAAAAATGCTCCAGTTGCTACTGTTGACGTACAGAGTTCTGATCAAACTTTAGCTCATTTCACAAGCACAGATGATGGTGCAAATTTAGATTTATCTGATGATGATACAACAACTCGTATAAGAAGTGTTGATGGGTTTTTAAACATTTATGCTGATTTTAATAATAATATTGCAAATAGTGCAATAAGATTTTTTGTAGATACAACCGAAAGAGTCAGAATAACAAGCGATGGAAGAGTAGGTATAGGAACAACAGCACCTCTCCAAGAGCTCAGTGTAGTAGGTGACATTCTTGCTGGTTCTTCAGGAGCACATGTTCTTATAAATGATACTGGATCAATTGAAATAAAAGGTACAACTCCATTTATTGATTTTTCCACTGATAGTGGTGAAGATTTTGATTGCAGAATTATACAGAATTCTGATGGATTAGTATTTTTTACAGGTGGAAGTGGTAGTGCAGCAGAAAGTTTCCGTGCAACTTCTTCAAGCAGAGTTCTTATTGGTGATAATGTTGAAAGAGCTGCTGCTAATCTAAATGCACAATTACAAATAGGTGGAACAACTGCTGCTGGTAGTTGCATACAAATACGGAGAAACTCAGCTGATACTGGTGGGGCAAATCTTTTATTTGCTAAAAATAGAGGTGCAGCTTCAAGTAATACTGTAGTACAGACTGGTGATCAAATTGGAATAATAAGATTCTGTGCAAATGATGGAACGGATTTAGCTAATCAGTCTGCTGCTATAGAAGCGAGAGTAGATGGCACAGCTAGTGGTAACGATACACCAGGAAGATTAGTATTTCATACTACTGCTGATGGTTCAGGAAGTATTACTGAAAGAATGAGGATAACATCCGCAGGAAATGTTGGAATTGCTACAAATATTCCAGAACAAACTCTCCATGTACATGGTGATGCACTAATTGAAGATACTGTTGGAAACCATTTAACAGTTCGTTCTACGGTAAGTAATGGTAACGATGCTAACATTCGATTTGAAAAAGCAAGAGGTGCTGGAACACCAGCTATAGTTCAAAATGGTGATGATGTTGGGGATATTTTATGGCGAGGTTATGATGGCGACTCTTATGAAACTGGTGCAAGTATTCTTGGCGAAGTAGAAGGAACTCCAGCGGATGGTGATATGCCAATGCGTCTGACTTTTAAAACAAGATCCGCAGGTGCTACTAGTGTACAGGGAAGATTAAGAATAAGTGCTGATGGAACGGTATCACTATTAAATAATAGTAATATGGAATTTCCGGATAAACTAATTCATGATGGAGATACCGATACTTGTATAAGATTCCCTGCTGTTGATACTGTTTCTGTTGAAACTGCTGGTAGTGAAGCCTTAAGAATTCGAGATAACCAAAAAGTATTAATAGGAACCACTGTTGGGATTACGGGCTGTTTAATTCATATTGCTGGAAATATAGCCCAATCAAATACTGATACAGGAACTGGAGCTACTGTAAAAACTTTTGTTTTAAGTAGAGCCTATACCATGTCCACTTCTGCAACAAATATTCTTACGTTTGATAATTGGGGAACCTCCTCTTTTGAAATAACGGTTTTCAGAAGAGACAATACAAATCCAGCAGGAGCACAGTTATCAAAAGTTTATTTAGCTTTTCATGGAAGTGGCACTAATATAACACAAGCTTCATTAGCTCAAGACGATAAAGTAATAAGAGGTTCAATTCATAATATTACATATTCCATAACTGAAAATAATAATACTGCAACCTTAGTCGCCACAGGAGATAATACTGGAGGAGAAGACCAAGATTTAACTTTTTACATCTTAGGTCGTGGTAATGCTGCTGGTAATGTTCTTGTTGCGTAAAAAACTTAAGATAAGCCAAAGTAAAATAAAAATATATTGATTATTTAAAAAAATGGCTGTGACATGGAATGTTGTTTGTTTAGACTCAACAAAAACAGTAGGAAGTTTATCTGATGTAGTTACTGAAGTGCATTGGACAGCATCAGATACTCAAACAGAAAGTGAGGTAAGTTATAAAGCATCAACTTATGGATCTGTTGGATTAGAACCTGCTGATTCTGAATCATTTATTGCTTACGCATCTATTACTGAAAACAATGCTATTGATTGGGTAAAAAATGCATTAGGATCTGAAGAGGTGACACGAATAGAAACGATGTTAGATACAGATATAAAAGCTCAAATCACACCTACTACAACCTCTGGAGTACCTTGGTAAAATTAGCCATTTTAAACTAGTTATATACAATAGTTATCTAGATGGCATACATAGGAGCAGAACCTTTACCGGGTCAAAATAGAGAAGTTGATGATATATCAAGTGGTTTTAATGGTAATGCTACAGCATTTACTTTACAAGTTTCTTCTGTAAATGTAAGTCCAGAAAGTGCAAACAATATACTAATTTCGTTAGGTGGTATTATACAAAATCCTGGGACTGATTATACAATTGCTGCCAGCACTATAACCTTTACAACAGCACCTGCTGCAGGTCTTGGATTTTTTGGATTAATTTTAGGGGCTGGTATAAATACTGCTACAGTTGCTGATCAAGTTATAACAAACGCAAAAATAAGTAATAGTGCTGGAATAGCAGGATCAAAAATTGCACCGGATTTTTCAGGTGTTAATGCTGTTACTACAAGATTTATGGTTCCTCCAAAAATTACTACAACACAAAGAGGTAATTTAACAGGATTAGTTTCAGGAGCGTTTATCTACAATACATCATTAAATAAGCTACAGGTATACAATGGTTCAGCATGGGAGACAGTTACTAGCTCTACTTAATATGTGCTGTTGCATAAGACATATCAATTTAGTAAAATTTAATTAAATACTTTAAAAAATGCAAAAAATTTTTAACGCTATTGCTGTTGCTTCAGGAGTTCTTACTCTAACAATAATAGGTGCTGGTATCTACGGTTATAAATATATAACTAGTGATAATTTTGAAAAACTAATTAAAAACAAACTCATGGGAGATATTCAAAATGTTCTCCCTAAAGCTATTGAAAGCGAATTACCAGACACCACAGGGATCTCTATACCCTTCTAATGAGCATTCCAGATATAGATATACCAAATATATCTATACCTAGTATTTCTGTTCAAGTAATACCACCTATAAGAGTATTTGGAGATTATGTAGTTCACCCTTCTTTTAGTGAACCCTCTCTTTTACTACCCGGCTGTCACAAAACTCATCGTGACGCTGACAAAAATTTTAATCTTATAAATGATGATCCTAGGGGGACTTTTTGGAAATGTCCTTGGGGTGAAGTTCCTGAGATAATTCCTATTGAGTTTGATAGATCTAAAATGATTTATTCAAATGATGTAAAAGAAAAAAAGAAAAAAGAAGAACCTGTAATAGTTAAAGAAGAAGCAAAGACAGAAATTCCTAAAAAAAATAAAAAAGAAACATTTTTCCCTCCTTGTCCAGATCCTAATTCAAAGCTCAGAGTGGGCTCGTTTGCAAATGAGAAACGCTTAGAAAAAATTAAAGAATTTCGTTATAACGAATCAAAGACAGAATGCCTAACTATTTGGGAGGATGTCAGTTATGTTGACCAGTGGCTACCAGAACCAACCCTAGTCATAAACACGGTAATAATAGCTTCCATAGCTGCTACGAGCCCTGCTTTGATAAATATTATTAAAGGAGTTACGAAGAATATTATGAAGAAAATTACTTCTTCTCAGGGATCGAAAAAGAATGATAATGCTTCTCAATCTGATTAGGACGTGGAGTCAAATAAACATCTTCACAAACAGAAAAGAAAACAGAATTTTCTTTCACTCGGATGCCTTTCTGCATTAATTCACCACAGTGCTTTACCCTTGCGACATGCCACTCTAATTCTAAATTTTTTAGTTTTTGATTTTGAATACCTATTTGAGTTGAAGCTGCATCCTTACATAATTTACCTAGCTTTCGATCCAATGGGATACTAAAATTTAAGGTAATTCCTGTTCCAAGAGAATAAGAATCCTTATTAGTTCCTGAATAATTTTTCTGCCAAAAGAGGATTTTTCCAGGATTGTCTGGTGTCCCATCTCCTATGGGATTACCATCATCATCAAAATCTCCCACTAAATCAGTGGGGTCATACACTGGTGTTTCATAAAAATGTGAAAAAGGTTTTTGGAAATTTGTATTGAATGTTGAGAAGGGAGTGATATTCATCATAGCTCCCTGACAGACTACGTTTCCGCCCATTTGGTTGACGTGAAAACTACCATTATTGACATTATAATTTTGATTAGTTACCGATCCGGTATTTGATTGACTTACTGCATTAGCTAATACTGATGTTGGAGAAAGAAGTATTAGTAAAGCTATTTTTGAAAAATTGACTGTGTGACTGTTGTGCTTTCCACGGTTATACTTCTGTTTATTGTTGTCACATTTGATAGCCCTGGACCCATATAGCTTTCCGTTAGTTGAAAGGCAGCTCCGTTTTCTGACTGCACGAAGGTTGGCTTTGTACTGAAATCTAAACCAGTCCATGAATAACTAACTCCATCTGTAGTTCCAGTTTCTTTTACAGCGTCTGGTATCATACTACCGCCATTTTGTAGCTTTACGCCAGTACCAGAAACACTATAGGTATATCCAGAAGTATAGTCCTTCGAAATTACAGATTCAACTATAGTTTGTTGGGTCGTAGTAGTTGAATTCATGGTACCTGTAGTCCAAGCACCTGATATAGGCGAAGCTTTTAAAGGTATTGGTAAAAATATAAACAGCAATATCAACTGTTTCATTTTATTCCAAGGTCAAGCCTACTACAAATTGACCAGTAACAGAAGTACCTGCTCCCCCAGCAGTTAGATCCATAGCTCCTTTTGTATCAATGGTTCCGGCCAAATCTCCTGCAACGCCTCCAGAAGTGCTTGTAATCGATCCGAATGGGCTTACTTCACCGGTAGTCAAACTTGATTCTATGGAATCACCAGCTTTGTAACTAACGCTAAAACTGTATGAGTCACCTGTTTCCAGCTGGGAAGCTGTGATTGCAGTGTAAGAATTTACCCCGTCTGTGGCAGCTCCTAGACCCCCTAAAGCTCCTGTAGTTGTTCCATCACTTGTAGAGACACCTGATCCAGAAATGGTATATGAATTTCCAACACGCTCGACCAGTGACCCTGGAGCTGCTACTTCCAGTTGAACTGAGCTAGATATTGAGTGATAAATATTAGCTTTCACAGAAGCAGGTAAAGAAAATAATATTAATAGAGAGAAATACTTTAACATTTTTTTGAAGATAGTATTTAATACTTATAAGTTTACATGAGGGTAAACTTAGTATGTAACGAAGTAATAAAATGACTGAAAACTCAAAAGAAAAGAAAAATGTCTTCTCAAAAATAAAAGAAAGCATAGATGACAAAGAAGAGCAGATGGTTTTTTTAGGCACTCTAATTAGGCTAGGAGTAATGGTTTGGGCTGGATTTATAATTTCTTTAAACTACATCACATTGCCTGGTATCACTGAAGATAGAGAGGTTAAGGATATCACTTTTATAGCTTCGGTATTTACAGGATGCCTAGCCAGTTTTAACATCACGCCTGGTGGTAAAAAGAAAAAAGATGAGAAAGATGAAAGTAAAGTAGCCTCATCAGGTGTTACTACCCAAATTTTACGTATTGAACAGGCTCCAATAAAAATAATTACTGATACTACAGGTAAGTGATATGTATAGTAATCGACCACGTAAAAACTGGGGGATTGTAACCGTCATATCAATTTTAGGAATATGTAATATTGGTTTAATGAATACGTTGGTATCTTATAAATTTAAAAATTCATATCCTAATTTCAATTTACCTGTTGGTCCTTATACTTCATATGATGTTATAGCTTTGAAAGGAGGCTACAGAATTAAATATAAATCTAATGATCCAGCTATTTTATCTCGTCAGAAAGTTATTTCAGAACCAAAAGGTGTTTTTGGAAATAAAGAATCAAAATTAAGTTTAAGAGAAACTTATACAATGCAGGGCGAGAGTATTCAGAAAGAGGTAGAGGGAACCGTAATGACTGATAAAGATATTGCTTGCATCAAAGTAGAAGGTAGTGGTAACTCTACAGGTAGACTTGTAGGAGCCTCTGTAGGAGTTAAGGCTGCACCTGCATTTAGTAGTATTCCAATAGTCGGGTGGCTTGCTGCAGGCTTTGTAACTATGTTTGCACAGGACAAAGGATCAGAAATAGGTGGACAAATAGCTAGAGACTACAATGATTGTTAATAAGTTATTCTAGGGTTATACTCTAAATAGTTACTTATTTAACATGTCTTGCGGATTAGAAATGGAAAAGCTAAAGGATTTTGACAAGCAATTGGATGAACAGGCTGCAGCATTAGAAAAGCAGATTCAACAATTAGAAGCACAATTGACTACTGCTAAAAATACCTATTTAAAAGTTTTAGGTGCAAAAGAATTTTCAACTTCATTAATTAAAGAAACCACACCAGCTGATGAAGCTACAGCTGAAGTTGTTCCAGAGGCAAGTGGTGATTAAGATGTTAAGGGAGATAAATAGAGATAGATATAAAGCCTTACAATTATTAGCAGATCATTTACGCACTCCATCCAAAGACTTATCTTTGAATGCAATTTTCAGTGATGTAAAAGATGAAGATCTTAAATGGGTCACAGAAAAAATTCATTATTATTTATTAAGACTTCTCGAAGAAGTAGACTATGAAAAAGAAGAAGATGTGGAGTTAGTTTCATTAATGGATTAATCAATACACTTGTGTAAGTTTATGCAGCATAAAGTTTCTACAAGGTTGCAAGGTACATGTGATTCACTGCGAGCAGGATTTATTAGCAAATTTAATTGAACTCTCTCCAAAAAACGCTCGCCATAAATTTCGAAAATGTATATTTGAATCTTGGGATTGGAAGTGTGCTTATTGTGATAAAAAACTAGATGATAAATCTGCCACAATTGATCATATTCTTCCAAAATTTAAAGGTGGTCATAATGTGAAATCAAATATGATTTGTTCTTGTTCTAAATGTAACAGACTAAAAGGATCACATCTTTTAGAAGATTGGTACAATCCTACATATAAGTTTTATCAAGAGGAGAGACTTGATAAGATAAAACAGTGGATGAATCAAGATAGCTCAATCAAAATTCTTCATCCAGATAAAGCAACACCTTATATTACAAATGATTTCTACATCGGATGGGTCGCTACCTGAAAAAGAGGCAAAGGACTTTTTAAAAAGAAAAACTGAAGAATTAAGAGCAGAAAAAGAAGAGAGCATTCAAAATTTGGTTCAAGCTAAAAGCTATGTTCCAGGAGATATGGCTCTTTATGGAACAACTGGGCAAGATTTAAAATCTAAGATACAATCAGGAGAGATAAAAATTCTTTAAATGTCTAATATAAATCCTGATGATGTTCAAGTTGTTAATGAGCATCTTGTACAGTGTCTCAGAGATTCCGTAATGGTTCAGAATCAAACACAAATAGTTCATTGGGGTTTGATAGGGTCAAAGTTTTATCAAGTACATCTTCTTACGGGAGATATTCAAACTGAGATGATTGAAGGTATTGATGATGTTGCAGAGCATATAAGATCTATAAACGTAATGACACCAAGTAGTGTTGGTGATTTACTAGCATCAAGAATTAAAGATATAGATTTATCTGATCCTTTTGATCAAGATAAAATTATTTTAGATTTAAGTATTTCTCATGACTTGCTTGCAAATTGTTTTGAAGAATTAGCTAAGTACGCTGGGTCAATTGGGGATGATCTTACACAGGATTTAGCTGTAGAACGTGGAAGGGTTCATAAAAAAAATCAATGGCATCTTAGGGCTACAATGACATATATGAATACTAATAAAGAAAGAACAGATGTCGAAAAGGGCAAAAGCTAAAAAACTTTCTAAAGAACACTTGAAATGTAATAAACCTAGGAAGACACCCAGTCATAAAACAAAATCTCATGTGGTAAAAGCATGTAAAGATGGAACAGAGAAATTAATTAGATTTGGTCAACAAGGTGTTGAAGGGGCTGGTAAAAATCCAAAAACGAAAAAAGATAAGGCTAGAAAAAAATCATATTATGCTAGACATAATGCACAAGATAGTAATCCTGATAAGTTTTCAGCTAGATATTGGGCACATAAAACAAAATGGTGATTTATTTAGATTAATATTTTCTAGGTTTAAACAGTCTTAAAATAATTTTAAAGATTTATTTTAATTATGGAAGTGATTGTTCTCAGCTTTTTTATTGTATTTGGTAGTAGTTATGGAGTGGGGACAGTTTTGTTAGAACGTACAGGATCAGAGGATTAAACTAATTGCTCATTAATTCACTGTTGGTACTATATGTATAAAGGTTTTTATTTATATGGATCTTAACCTTCCGACAAACGTTGAATTTTCTATTCATGCTGCGTCTTTAGCAATACAAACTTTAGATCGAGTAGAATTAGAAGAAGCATTTATTGAGCTTTTACATCAAAAAGCTTTAGATCGTCAGATGTTTTATAGCATTTTAAAAGATCACGGCATAGATGCTAACATCCAATTCCAGCTCTCAACTGAAGGGCAAATTTCTTAAAAAACATGGCTACACGAACAATTGAAGCAACTCTTGATACCTTTAGCGTTGATGCTGGATCTGAAATTACTTACTTAGGACCTACAGCAGCAGGTAATAAAGGTGATGCGGTTAGAGGATTCAGAGTAAATCCATCAAGCACAGGTGATATTAAAATAACTCTCGACAGAGCCGAGGGAGTAAATACAATGCAAATCTTTCAAGAGGATTCATTTAGTTCAGGTTCTTCTCCTGCTGGGTATCAGAAATTTTTTGACATAGCTAAAGCAGGTAAGAGTAAAGGAGCTGTAGGTATATCAGTAACTAATGCTGCAAAAGACTATGTTGTACTTTTAGAATTAGATGGTTACTCTGAAGTAAGCTATAACGGATCTGTTGTCGTCCCATAATTTTTCGTTTTTTACAGAAAAAGGTTACACATTAGTAAAAAAATATACTGTTCCTAGAATCTATTTAGGTATGGGTAAATATGCAGCTTATAAAAATTTTGGAGAGGATACTTGGAAAATAGGATATGGTAGTAAATCTATAAATGGACATCTTTTAGATTGTGATGATAAAGCTTCACAAGAAGAAATAGATAAACAATTCTATGATGATCTTAAAGATTTTTCTGAACAAGTAGAAAAATATGTATTTGTAAATTTAAACAAAAGTAAAAAAGCAGCTTTATTAAGTTTTGCCCATAGTATTGGAATAAATTCCTTTAAATCTTGTAAGTTACTGGATTTAATAAATAGTTATGCATCTAAAAATAAAATAATTAAAGAGTGGAGTCCTTATATAAATCATATATGGATGTCAGGAGGGGATCTAATGACCTCTAGAAGGCGTTCAGAGCTCGATATGTACTTTGCCCCAGATAAAGAGATACCAACCTTCTATCGTCATAAATGCCACGCTAAAGTTTGTTTACTAAATATAGCTGAAACATATAACGGATCTGCTACCCAAATTAAAGGAATAGAATATTTGGAGAAGAAAATTAAAGAAATGGATCCATCTGGGAATGTTTTGCGTCAGTTTTTTCGATATTGGAACAGTACTCCAAGTGGTCTAGGATCTCCTTCGCGTCGTAAGGTCGATCCTTAAGCCAATCAATACAATCCATTATTAATAAGTCATGGTCATAAGATTTCTTAAAATCTTTATAATTAATCGAAATCTCTGGCATGATCGAGGATGTCTGGTTCTGATTTAAAACAAATTTCATAGATGTCATTATGTTTATCTGATTCCATACTTATTTTTAGCAGTACTAAATATCCAATAAGATCCTTCACAACATCTTCATCTGTAGCTAACAGTCCAGCTCCCTTCATAATTCGATTTAATTTATCATCAATACGTACTAAAAGCTGTTCCGTGGCAGAACATTTACTGAAAATTCGATTTGGTTTTAGAGCAGAATTACCGTATTTTCTGTTTTTATGAATAAGTAATTCTTTAATATCATCACAAACACTGCTAATTTTTAATTCTGTTTCGTTCATTGTCATGTTAATCTCCAATAGAATAGATCTATGAAACCTCAGTCTACCCAAAGTTACGACGTTGACAATCGTTATAGATTTTATAAGTCGTTAAATTCAAAACAAGATATAAGTCCCGAAAGACGTGGAGTTAGGCCAGGTGTTGATGATAATAGTTCTAAGAATTTTTTAAAATCATATATAGGCCAATTAAGGGATCTTGATTTTCCTAGAATAAAGTTGGATTAACAAATAACTTTACCGATATTAGTAAATATATCTTTGAATCTATCAATTTGATTAAACCCAAAACTTATTTCAGGTAAATAAATGAAATAACCCCAGCTAATTGGTGAGTCTAGGGTTTCAAATTTTTTACCATGAATTAGGTTTGCTCTGTGAGTAGGAATACACACAGGAAAATCCCACATTTCTGGACAAGTTCTAATCATTTCAGGATAAGTTGTAAAAAATAAAGCTTCCGGTATATTTCTAAGTTTCCATTCTTTTAAAAGTCTCCTGAACCATATGACAGATGGAGCCTTTGCACCTTGACCAGCAGATAAACTCCATCTCCATGTTCCTCTTTTTTTTGCAAAAGAGCATCTTCCATAGGTTGGTGGGAATAAATATGTTTTACCAGTCCACGGTTCTTCTATATTTAAACCGTCATCGTTATAGGTATATATTTTTTCAGCTCTTAAAAATTGATTATTAGCGTCATATGTTGAACATGGATCTAAATCAATTGTTTTTAATAATGCATCAATATAAGGTATATATTCACAAGGGGTAAGCCAATCATGAGTAATATGTTCAACTTGTGCTAAAGATCTTTTACTAGCACTCCATGATCCTTTAGTCACATTTGTTTGAAACTTGCTCCTTCACTATCGATCTTGTAATGAACTAAAGACATTTCTTTATCATCTTGAATTATAAATAATGCTTCTTTATCAGGATCTAATTTTTCTGCCCGTACAATAGCCTGTTTCATTACATTTGCAGCTCCTTCCATATCATTCTTATTAAGATCATCTACAGCATTAATAAGGTTATTAACAGTCAAATAAAACATAGATTTCTTCTCATCTTCATGAGTAGGTACATAAACCATCGCACCTGGGCCATCGTTGTGATAAAACTTGTAATAAAATTCACACATATCGGCACATACTCTTTCTATGGTGAGCTGATATAATTTTTTTTCGTCTTCACCTATAGCGGTTCCGATTAATTTTTTTAATAGTTGATTTCTTCTACTAGTCATTTTTATCCTCAGCTTTTACATTTTTATCATTTTTTTTCTCTTTGTCAATTTTTATAAGATCACCTAGTCCAGATTTTTTAAGTGTCTCCAATAATTTAGGTAGTGGTCTATAGAGAACCACAGCTTTTTGCATATTACCGATTTTTTTTATAAGCTTTCCATTTTTATCTCTTAATTTTGTAAGTTCTCCTTGTCTAATTAAATATTCTGCTACACAGCGATATCTTCTTTTCTCAGCTAGATTTATTTCTGGATATCGATCACATATTGTGCTTGTTTTCATATCACTAAAAGTAAGTCTGATTTGATCAGCTAAAGACAACCCTAATATTAAATCTTTTGTACTTGTTTCATAACTGGAAACTAATTCTAGATAACGTCTTAAATCTTTATTATCAAAACTTCCTGATGGTGGAATAAATATTTCAACTTGTTCTATCAAAGATTTACAGAGTTTTTTTCTAAAATTTTTAGTTGTGACTGAATTTATATCTAAATCTACAAATCTATAACTCTGATAAAGATTATCAGGATCCTTATGTGGTGCATAATTTGTTGTATCTAAGATATCTACCCAGTCCTCTAATTGTTCTGCTTCCATTCGAGGATACTATCTTTTCAAATACTAGCTTACTTTTTTATTTCATTCCATTGTTGCTTGTGACTAATTAGTAAAACCCAAATATAGTAATGCTTTAGGCTCTTAAAATGATCTCTTAATTTTACATGATCTTCCCAATCTTCACCATATAATTCTGATAATCTTTTTTTACATTTTTCTAGAGATCCACTATAATTTGTTGCTTCCCAATAAGATTTAGCAAAAAGAATCTCTTGTAATGTGCAAAGATTTTGTAATTCTAATGTGGACATATTATGTAGAAGTTGGCTAATATCAGAGAGATACGGATATTTTTTATCATGCGACGCCCCATAACTTATGCTGAGCTGCTTTTGATTCTTTGTCTCCTTCCTATTGGATTTGTCGGGGCTAATCATTTGTATGAGTTTGTTACCGATAGAATCACTATAGAAGTTAAATTTAAAAAGTAAAATGAGTCGTGGAAGTAGTCCGACACCACCAACAATTATAATGCCTGAAGTTGCAGATCCACAGGCATTTCAGACTATAATTCCACAAAAAAGTTATAAAGATTTAGCTGAGTCTATAAATAGGACAACAAAGGAATATAATCGTGCTCTTACATCTAGATTTGATTCTGTTGGCACCCCTAAAGAGATGGGAGCTAGACAAGCTGCCAGAAGAATGCAAGAGCAGGCAAGTTATTTATCTTCATTACCATCAAAAGATAATATCAGATCTGATACTTTTTTAGAAACACCTAGAGCTTTTCCTATATTTTCTAATAACAGAAGTACATTTGATACTAGACCAGGGCAAGTTTCTGGTGGAGGAGGTACTAGACCAATAGGACGTTTTCCAAATCAACAAACAGCTGCTCAAAAAGCAGCATCAATGCGACTATCAAACGCAAAAGACGATTATAAACGAGCATTAAATATAGTAAAAGATGAAAGAAAAAAAGGGAGAGGTAATTTGTTTATGCCTCAATTAAAAAATCCTGGATTTGCACAAAATCCAGACAGTCTTTTTAATCCTAAAGATGTTGGTGGAGGTAATAATAATGGTGGCAATGATGGCGGAAGTGGCGGAAGTGGCAATGATGACGGAAGTGGTGGAAGTGGTGGAAGTGGTGGAAGTGGTGGAATGTTAGGTAAAAAAGGTGGAAGAAATAAATATAAAATTACGAAAGTCGATGGAAAACTTACAAAAATGAAAATAGATGATTACCGAAAGATGGTAAGAGATAGAGCAAAAAATAAAAAAACAACACAAGGAAAGGGAATGCCAAGCAACCCAGCTGGTCAACGTCAAACAGGAGTAGGTGAATCTGCTAATAATTTAAGTAGACATAAAACTGGTCGTTCAACAAGTACTCCCTCAACTTCATCAGGAGGTATGAGTAAAAGTGGACGTAAATCTAGTTCAGGAAGTAAATCTAATTCAGGAAGCAAGTCATCATCAAGAGGCGCAAGCGGTAGTAGTTCCAGTAGATCAAGAGGTGGGACAGGATCAGGTAGAACATCTACATCAAGAAGAGCATCTAGTGCAAGTAGAAGTAGGACAGGAAGATCAAGAAGTCAATGTGACATAAGAACTAAAATAGATATAGCTCCGCTAACAAATACTAATTTATTAAAAGATGAATTAGCAGTTATTTCTTACTTTGTACAAGAAATTAAAAAATAAACTTTATACGTTACCAAAATTAAATTCTGATGCAGGTGTATTTGTTATAGACCCAAAATTAATCTGTTCCTCAGCATTTTCTTTAACTAATCTCCAATCTAAAACCGAAACGTTTAAACCAATTGAATAATTAGTTTCTAAATATCTAATATCATTAGTAATAACAAAAAGATATTGACCTTTATTTAACGTGGTTTTTGGATAATCTTCAATAAATATATTATTTTCGTCATCTAAATAGTCAATAGCACCTTCTTTAAACACATAGCCTTCATTATTTATAGGCAACTCTTGCCTGTGTCCATTTTGATCAATTTCATAAAAAGCTAATAAAGTATTTCTATTTGTATTTTCTTCGTATGATGTTCTTGAAAATTCCTGAGTAAACTGTACTGTTCTAGGTTTTTGTAAAATAATTTTATAAAAAGTACTTTGTTTTCTAGTTAAACCACCATGAGTATTGGAAATTATTTGTGTTTTAAATATTGCTGAAAAATCGCCTAAATTTATAGGATTATTTAAATTATCTCCTTGTTCTGCAGGTCTAGGATCTGAACCAAAATAAGATGTTGGACCATAAGCTGTAGGGCCACCACCACCTGTAGGGTATGACTCGACTGAGCCTAAATTAAAAAAACCTAAATTACTAGGAATAGTAGTGAGGAACCTTGCCACTTTAACTTTGTTTGTTTCTATCTCTATGATACTTCAGAATATTTTCATGATGTAGTTTAATATCTTTTATTGAATTGCATTGTGGTATTTCTCTAATTCCTTTAATCATTAGATGTTTAGGATTACAACAAAATGCTTCACAATTTGGCTGACTAAATATTCTATATTTACCTGTGTATCCGCGACTTAACCAAAAAGCAATACGTGGTGCAGATTGAGTTTTACCTGAATGGAAAGGAGATGGGAAGTAAGCAGTAGATTCAGTGCCATTTTTTCTAGTTGCACCTTTCCATTTCCAACAATCATTTTCTTCTTTTATATCAACCTGTTCCCAAAATCTTTTTACCTGCCAATACCATTTCATTTCGAATTCTCTTACATCCACAGTGCATCTGGCTTTTTTAATTTCCTCCATGCAATCTAAACACTCACCCATCAATCCAAAATTGCCCTTATGTTTATCACTACCATGAATATGCCAAGGACATTCATAATGTTGAGTTTCGGTCACGACACCTCTAAAGTTTTTTGCTTCATTTGGATGAGCTCTCATTAAATTTATACAAATGTTTGAGAGATTTGTCCAGATCTTTTCCTCAGTATATTCATTTTTTTTGTCTTCAACATTCTCATAAGTCTCTCCAGAACAAATTCTCCTCACAGAATGATAAGGTAAACGATAATGTTTTGATAATTTTCTACTACTTATTCCACTTTTACTTTCTTCTCTTAACTTAGTTATTAACTTAATATCTATAGATTTTTTACTAGTTTTTGCATTCTCGTAAGCCACATCTTTTCTAGTTCCCCAGTAGTAATGAGATGGATTAAGACAATATTGAGACTTACATACACTTTTTTTGACAATTATTGGATTATTTTCTGAATAATTTCTACCAGTCATACTTAAGATTAGTGGTCTAGCATCATGACCTTTATACATAAGTTTTGTTTTCTTATTGGTTGTAAACCCTTTAAATCCAGCATTGTTCATCTTGGTTAAACACCAACAAGATTCCTTGCCAAAGTGTTCTAAAGCTGTTTGAAAAGCTCGTACAAATAATATCTGATCATATGCAGTTAAATTTTTATATAAGAACGCATCATTATTTTTCATGCAAAGTAGGGGGCAGGTGTATTCGTAAGCATACATCCCTTTGATAGCAATGGCAATCGTTGAACACCCAAATACTAAAAAATTTTCCCTATTTATATTACTTTTATAGAAGATGAGGTTAGGTACATGACTGTTTAACTTTATATACACTCACATACCTAACCACTGCATACATGCAGTTAAGTAAAATGCCCATATTTTTTAGGAACTTGGGTGTTCATAGTAAACCTCAGTCATATAAATCTATTTTAAAGTCAAAGTACAAATATTTATACTAACCCTACCGTTATTTTTAAATGTAAAAAGAAAAAAATAATATCTAAAGTTTTGGGTTAGGTAGGTGACTGTTAAAAAAAATTGTACACTCATGTACCTAGTCTCGAAGTCTTGTCGATGATATTATTGAAGTATCAACTTTTGTTAAGAAAAATGCCAGGATATCCAATGCAGGCTGGATTTGATCAGAGTTCTCTTATGTCAGATCCAAAATTGAAACAAATCGAGACAATGAATCAGGGAAATATGGTAAGTCAACCTTATTTTCAGGCTAACAAAATGGCTGCTGAGAAAACTAATCCTATGAATGCAAGGTCACAAGAAACACCAGTAGGAGTAAGAGTTGATCAGTTTTTAAGTAAAATAGGTAAATAAATGTTCATGGATAATGATTTTCCAGCTGTAATGGCAAACGGAGGACAAGGTAAAACATTTTTATCTGGTTTTGTAAAAGGAATGAATAAATATAGTCAGTCAGGAACTGATGTTGATGATTTTGATATAGAGCGTGAATATGAGCAGAAAATAGGTCAGCCATTAGTTGAAAGGGTAAAAATACGTAAATAAAGTAGTCGTAAAATTGAATTAACAATTCGAGTTACAACTATAAATGTCACAGACAAAAGCAGAATTAGTTAATGGTTTAAGTATAAATAATGCTGCAGATGATTCAATCTTTATAGCTAATACTGGTCGGGCAGTTTTTGGATCTTCGACTCCTAAACCAGTCGGTGAAGCCACAGGTGGGTTAATACAAGTTCAAGGTACAGATGCTAGTTCAGCTATAACAATAGTTAGAAATGTAGCTTCAAGTGTTGGCCCTCGTTTGGCGTTTGGAAAATCAAGATCTTCTACAGTCAATGGGAACACTATTGTTCAAAATAATGATGTTATAGGAAAAATATCTTTTAGTGGTGCAGATGGAAATGATTTACTGTCAGATGCTGCATTTATACAAGCAAACGTGGATGGCACACCCGGAAGTAATGATATGCCTGGTCGTTTAGTATTTGCTACAACGGCTGATGGAGCGCAAGAGCCAACTGCAAAAATGATTATAAAATCAGATGGGAAAATAGGTATTGGCACAACAACTCCCACTGAGCTATTACATTTAAAAAGTACAACTGTAGATGTTGATTTATTAGTAGAAGCAACAGGTACAAACAAAGACGCAAGGATAAGGTTAAACGGACATAGTGGTGGTTTAAGTCAAATACAGTTTGGAGATCAAGATTCTGGAAACATAGGTTTACTAACTTATGAGCATTCAACTAATTCGATGCAATTTAGGACAAATGGTTCTGAAAGATTAAGGATTCAAAATGCTGGACGTATACACATAGGAACAACTGCTAATAGAGGTGTTGGAGGTGTAACACCTCAAGTTCAATTGGAAGGAAATAATACCAGTACATCTACTATCAGTTTGGTCAGAAGTAGTGATGACAATGGTAGTCCTTTTTTGATGTTTGGAAAAACAAGATCAGGTACCATTGGAGGAAATACTATAATTCAAGAAAATGACGTAATAGGAGTAATTAGATTTTGTGCAAATGATGGTAATGATACTGGAAGTTTTGTTGCACAGATAAAAGCTGAAGTAGATGGAACTCCAGGATCTAATGATACCCCTGGACGTTTAATATTCAGTACAACGGCTGATGGAGCAGCATCAGCTACTGAAAGACTAAGAATAGAAAATGATGGAACTGTAAGAATTTTTCAAAATTTATCAATAGCAGACAAAATTGTTCATACAGGAGATACAGACACTGCAATAAGATTTCCTTCTGCCGATGTATTTTCAGTAGACACTGCTGGTTCAGAAAGATTTAGAATATTTTCTGGTGGTCAGGCTATGTTAGGTTCTGACACTTCAGCTGTCCCAGCTTCAACCGCTACTTTTTCATTAATTGGAAGTTATGGTGGAGCAGCTATTACACCATTTTTCTACATGTGTAGAAATGAAGCTGCAACTTCTATTACTCAGAATGAATCTTTAGGGCAATTTAGTTTTGCTTCTAAAGATGGAAAACGTGGAGCTTCTATAAATTCAGGTGCTTCTGGTACTTGGTCTGCTACTAGTTGTCCAGGAAGATTGCAATTTTTGACTACTCCTGCTAATGCAACTGTGCCTGTAGAAAGAATCAGAATACAATCAGATGGCAAGGTAGGTATTGGTGTAACAACTCCGGCCTATAGATTAGCTGTAAATTCAGGAGCAGTAGATACTGTCGCTAGTTTTGTTTCTGATGATTCAATTGCAAGAATAAGAATAAAGGATGGTGATGGTGCAAATGGCATCCATATATCAGCAATAAATGATGCAATGGTCTTGTCTGCTAATGGTCAAGCAGAAGATGTCAGGATAACTACAGATGGTGATTTAGGTGTAGGTACAAATTCACCTTCAGCTAGATTTCACGTTGCCGATACAGATGCAACTGTAGCTTGCTTACAAAGAACAAGTAGTGGAGCCAATGTAGTTTTACGGTTTCAAAATGATAATAGTAGTATGTTTTGTGGACTTACATCAAGTGCAACAGGTTTTGCAATTGATGATGATAATGATTTAGGCAACGGTCCTATGTTGTTTGTTAGCAGGTCAAATGGAAGAGTTGGTATTGGAGAAGATACACCAAGTTCACATTTACATATTAGGGGTACTTCAAATGTAGCAATGAGATTGGATGATTCTAGTCAATCTTATGGACAATTTACTTACAATAATGGTGCAAACTCAACCGATGCTTTAACTATTGCAGCAGATGAGGGTAATACGCAAGCTGCAACATCTATGAGATTCAGGATTGATGCAAGTGAAAAGATGAGGCTTGATTCTGATGGCCAATTATCTCTAGGATTAACCTCTACAAGTGGTTCAAAGGTTCACATTCATGGTACAAATACTGAATTAATACGTCTTTCTGCCCCCGGCGATGCAAGCAATGTAAATCAATTTGGAATAGGATTTGTTTTTAGTGCTGCTCAAACTCATCCAGCAGCAAAGATAGAGGTAGAAGAAGTTGATGCTTCAGATAATAGAGGACATTTAGTATTTTCTACAAGAGGATCAAATTCTGACTCTGCCCCAAATGAACGTTTTCATATCAAATCTGATGGAAGAATAGCTATTGGCTCTAGTAATGCCACTCCCAATACTGCTGCTGCTTTAACTTCTAATTATCTTCAAGCACAAAGTGGTCAAGGTATGATCGGTATTGTAACTAATCAAACTGCTCACGGAAATGATACAAGTAATATTGCTGCTCAAGCTAGAAGCGTAGTTGGTGCTATTACTAGACAATGTTTTATAGGAACAAGAAAGGTAGGTACTAATAACCCTGCTGGTTTTTTATATATACAACAAAGGGATGGAGGTAATTCTCATATCTGGGCAGATAATAGTGCCAAGATAAGAACAGGTAATGATGTTAATGCGGTTGGAGGTACAGGTGGAACGGTTGTAGGTACACAAACTTCTGATATAAGACTTAAAAATATCTTAGGTTCTGTTAGTTATGGTCTTACAGAAATTAATAAAATAACACCTATAAAATTTACATTTAAAAAAGATGAATCTAATAGACAGCAAATAGGTTTTTCTGCACAGGACCTGCAATCTATAATTCCAGAATCAGTATATGACACTTTAGAAACTGTTGAAGTAGAGGGAACAGAAAATAAAAATATTTTAGCTATGGAATATGTATCTTTAATACCTGTATTAGTAAATGCAGTAAAAGAATTATCAGCCAAAGTTGCAGTGTTAGAAGCAAGTTAGTACTATAAAATAAAGTACTTAAAAATGTTAAGTTATTTTATTTCTAATCCATCAGTATATACACTTCCCGGTACTTGGGAAAGACAACCTTTAATAAAGCATGGAAATTATGCTGGTCTGCCACCAGAGGGTCAAATAATTGCTATCATCCTTATATTATTAATTCTAGTCACAAGCTATGGAATATACATGGCTTTTGGACCACCTAATAAAAATTTAACAGATCCTTGGGATGAGCACGACGATTAAAAAAATTTTAAGATTTATTATTATCTTTTCAGGGGTAGTAACTTTTTTTGAAATTTTTTCAATTTTTAGTTAATTTTTTAAAGTATTCTCCAGCATTTTCCGCTTGTTTTATTTTATTTTTACAGTGTTCGCAATCACAAGTGCAATGTGGGCACTCACATTTATTTTCTAAAGCAGCTCTTGCCTCTTGAAAAAAAGGTAAGTTTTTTAATTTATAAGTCTGCAATTTTTTAGTGCAAATATTAATTTAATTATACTTCTAGAAAACCATACAACCCTGCCACCGTGCCTACAATGACAAAGAATCCAAATTCAATAAGTGGATAGTAAGGGCTGTAGAAAATTTTTTTCATGCATAGATGAAAGCACTAAGATCAGTAGCTAAATATGCAGCGATAATTAGTGTAAATAATAAATGGTTCATTAGGTTCCTTGATAAACAGGTGTCATAACACCACCACCTTCATCATCATCATCGTCATCATTAGCTCTTAAAACTAATTCAAATAAAACAACAAATCCTATGGGATAAAAACACCATAGGATTGCTTGAAAGGGTGATATTTCGTTTATTTGTGATAACTCATGCATTAAAAAATGCCGAAGAACATATGTCCTGTGAGTAAATCAGATGTTGCTGCTGCAACCAGCCCAAGCATTGCAAGTCTTCCATTAAGAGTCTCTGCAATAACTTTTTGCTGTTCTAATTTCTTTTCTTTCATTAGAAAATTCCAGGAATGATCTGTCCAGTTGTTACATATGCACCAACTGCTGCTACGAATCCAAGCATTGCTGCCCAGCCGTTAAATCTTTCTGCTTCAGGAGTCATGATAATAAAGGGGGTAATTTAGAAAATGCCAGGAATAATCTGACCAGTTGTTGTATAAGCACCTAATAAAGCTATAAAACCAAGCATTGCCCATCTACCATTAGCTTTTTCAGCCTCTAATGGATAGCCTTGATAATTAGGATCTACCTGTGGTCTAGGCTCGATAGAGTAGATGTTTTGGCGACCGCCTGATTCTGTAACTGTTGTCATTAGGATTTTATATCTTCTTTATATTTTACACTTGTTACATTTTGTTACAGTACTTAATATTACTTAACAAAAATAATATATGATATTAGATTTTCTTATAACTACTGCTGTGACTGCCTTTCTGGGAGAATAGTTACTGCACCTTTAAATTTTTCGTCAGAGTTTCGAATCACTAAGCCTCTAATAAAGGGTCTGCCCTTTTTACTGAAACTAATAATTTCCTTCATTCCTAACTGGTTTTTACAGCAATCCAATAATAAAGATATAAATCTTTTTTGTCCTACAGGTTTTGATCCTGTGTCCTCACAATATGAACAATATGATGCATAAAGATGAAAATTACTATTTACATATCTTTCTTTTGAATCTTTAGCTGCTGGTATTTTTTTACCTACAGCTGAAACAGAATCTGGAGAATGAACAACTTCTGATTGTAACCACTCAACTAAATTATTACTTGTTAAAAGAATACTATTTCTTACAGCTTTTAGATGATCTACCTTATCATAGGTATCAAGTAAATATTCTCTCATTTCTTTAGTACTCATTTGAAGAACCCAATTGACTAATCCTGGCAGATATGACTTCCATAAGCCTGCTACCTCTCCATTTTCAAGCTTTATCATTTCAACCGCTTCACTATTTTTATCCCATAAAGGTCTATTAAATTCAACAGTTAATCTTCTTCTAGTAAGACCTGATGTGTTGTCTGTAGTTTGAATTGGTTCATTAGCACAAACCATGACCATGCCAGTATAAACAAAAGGCTCTCCAACATTTTTATTTTTTTCTTCAAATCTTAGATTATCTCCTCCAGTTAAAGCTTTAAATATCTGAGCAGATCCACCATATCTCTCAGAATCATTGATTAAAGTTAATCTTTTACCTTTTATTGATGCAATTTCAAAACGACTTTGTTCTAATTGATTCAGCGTTGTCGAAGCGTAATTACCATTACCAATAAGAGCACAACATAAATTAGCGAAGGTTGATTTACCTCGTCCCCCTGGACCAATAACCTCCAAGAATCGTTGTAATTCATGACCTTTTCCTACTAAACAAGCTTTTAACCATGCTCTCAATACCTGTACTCTTTCTTCATCATTGTATTGGGTCTTTCTTAACCACTGGATGATAGGACCAGAGTCTGCATTAGGATCATAATCAAAGTCTAAACCCCAAGTCAAATAATTTTCTTGATCATGTGGTAAAAACTCTGATGAACTCATCTCAAGAACACCATTTTTAAATGCTAATTTATCAGGATCATCATTCCAATATGGTTGAGTAATATAGGCTTTAGTTAAATTTGTAACATCAGATAAAAGATGAGAGGTAAAACCACCGGGAGTAGGTATACTTTCTCTTAAAAATAAATCCTGAACAAAGTGTTTATATTCATCTCTATATTCTTCTCTTCGCCATGTCCCTTTTTTACTTTGATAGAACATAAAGGTGTCATATTTAGGATCATATCTCCAACCACATTCAATCACCATTCCTGTAACCATCTCAGCTAATTCTGAAGCTGGTGCAGTTTTAGGTCTTCCTTTTGTAATTACTTTTTCTCTAATATTTTGCTTTTCTTTCTTAGTTGGTTCGCCTATTAACTCACTTAATACTTGATTTACTAAGGGAATTGGTAATTCAGTATTATCTTGTTGAAATGCTTTTTTAGCTTTTTCTATTAATTTATCTGGAGTCTCTACAACAAAACCACCGACATCTATATAGCCATCTTCTTTAGCCATAGCCCTTAGATGATGCAAACCACAATGATTTTCTGGAGCAGGACCACCCTCTACAACTTCAAAAGTATCCCATTTCTTTTCACATACACCTTCTTGAAAATTTTCTGCTTGTTTTGACCAATCAATCCAATCTCCTAGTAAAGTCTCATCTACTTGTTTAAGACTCATCCCTACTTTCAACCAGTCATCATAGTCACCAGCTCTTTTGGGATTTAAATGATCTAGATAAATTTTTGCCTCATTTACATATTCTTCTTTTTGATATTCTGAATCTTCTTCATAATCTAGATTTACTTGTTGGGTAACAATTCCAGATTTAACTGGTTTTTTGTACTTATTTATGGGATAAGACTTAGCTATAGCTTCATATAACCACTCAGGCATTTCTGGAGGATTCTTAGCAAACTCGAATCCACCATGAGAAGTTGTAAAATAACCATCAGTATCAGGATGGCTACCCATAATGGCTCCCTGTCTTGATCTAAATAAGATTTCAAACGATGGTATTCCTATTTTTATTGTTGCTTTATCTGGTAATAATTTTAATTTTGAAGCAGGGACGCTAAAGAGCATTCTCTGCCTATCTGGTTTTCCAGATGAGATTGTAAGGGTAGGAGGGAAAGCACCTGATATAGGGGCTCCTGCAAGCTCCTCAAGATCTTTTATTGCTTCTGTTCCATCAATATCAACCCAGACTAATCCACCGCTGTTTGACCATACTCCTGTAATTAATCCAACTCCTGTTGCCTTTCCCTGATCAAACTCACGTTTTATTTCTTCAACCGAGTATGGTTGTGTAGTCCAACCAGCTATGTATGCTCTTTTACCTTGTAATGGTGTTAATGCCCAATCTTTAGGGATTAAGTCAAAATTAATCTCTCCGGGCTTCAAATGATTATTAGATTCTGGTGATGCAGTTGGCATTATTAAATATTATTTTGTCTAACAGTATGAGAGTAACT